GCTGCCCATTGACGTGCCGCGTCGTCCGGCTGGCGCCGCTTTGCCGCGCTATTACCGGATTAACATGGTTGTGGCTGGCAATGCCAACACGGAATCCATTTCGTCTGGCAATGTCATCGGTGGCATCGTTATTCAGCGCGAAGATAGCTACGACACGCAAGCTCTCTACGCTGCTGGCTATTCTGTATCGTAGCATTTAGTTCTGGCCCTCCCGGCCTAAAAACCGGGAGGGTTTTGACCCTATAACTAATTTTGGAGCGCTATAATGCGTTACGATGATGAAGGCGGCAATACCGCGACCGAAGCTCTTGGCGGATCAGATTTAGCCAGCATTAAGGCTGAGAATGAGGCGCTGCGCGCCCGTCTTGCCGAATTGCAAGGCAATACCATTTCGCGTCCCGTGTTCAACGGTGAGGTGCCGAAATACAAGCTAAACTCTCCGTGCTATTTCGAAGATGATACGCTTCGCATGGAAGGGGACATTGTTGAATATATCGGCACGCCCAATCTGGAAATGGTGCCGCTCAACAAAGCCGCTGAAAAGCGGATGCAAGAATTTATCGGCATGCTGACCGATGCGGCGCGTCAAACCGCTCAATTGCACGGGCGCCCGTTCGAAGGTCTTGTGACCGATAATGGCGTGCTGATTGCGCAGAATTTGCAGCATGCGCGCCGGACGGCCAATGAAGTGGTTGTAGCCATGCCGGTGGATCGCTCGGAAGTGCCGACCATGCCGCACACGGAAGATGCTGCTGCGATACGTAATCGTGGCGGGCGTCCGCGCAAGGCAAGCCCGGTTATTTCGACCACGCCGCAAAGCTCGGCCAATGAACGGCCTACGCCGAAAACTTATGCTCAAATCGGACGTGAGGCAATCTAATGGCTAATCCATGTGATGTTGGCGCTGCGGCTTTGACCAAAACGCGCATTGATGCGGATACCGCTTCAACGTGGTGGAATTACACGTATTTTGCGAGTTACGCATGAGTGCGCCGAAACAGCCGAACAAAGCGGGCGGCGCTCCGGTGGTCACGCATGTGGATGCAAGGCAAGATGTTGATTGGCACAAATACACGCTGGCTTCGTCGTTTAAATAGGTGATCCATGCCGCCTGTCTCGCAAAGTCAACGCGCTCTTATGTATGCCGCTGCATCAAAAAAGGGCGGTTTAGCGGGCGTGTCGCAAAAGGTGGCTAAAGAGTTTGTGGCGGCTGACAAGCCTGGAAAGTTACCTGAGCACAAATCAAAGGCGTATCGCCGGTATAAGTCTAAGGGGTCTGACGGTGGCTAATTGGATCAAAGGTGCGGTTGGGAACAACAAAGGCACGTTTCGCAAAAAGGCGGAACGGGCTGGTAAAACCACGCGCGAATATGCCGCCGAAAAAGCCGATGCGCCGGGCAAGCTGGGCCGCGAAGCGCGATTGGCTGAAACCTTAATGGGAATGAGCCATAAGGTATCAAAACGGTATGCCCCGAAAGGAGTGGTGCGCTGATGGCCAAATGGATCAAAAAGGGCAAGAAAGTCGAAAAAGACGGATCGTCTTACAAAGATGAACCTGTTTTTGCCGATGACGATGATTCTGTGGAAACTGTAAGTTCCATTGACCGGGCCAACAAAGCCGAAAAGGTCATTGGATTGCAGCATAATTCAAAGGCCGCGCGTCGTTATGGCCGGGTCACTGTTAAGAAGGGCTGATACGATGAGCGAATATCCCAAAGCAAAATCCAAAGGCGAGAAGCGTTATGGCACACCGCCGCATATTGAAACCGTGAAATCTGAGGGTGACACGGATCGCGCCGTGGCGCCGAAAAAGGCCGCTGCGGCTGCTGAAAAGACGGCGGATCGTGAAGCCACGCCGCATGCTGGCGATAAGAAAATGGTGGGCAAAGAAGGCACCATGGGTGGCAATGACGACATGGTGCATGTTTCCGAATTGCACGCGACCGAACGCAAGGAAATGCACACGCGGCATGAAAAAGAGCGCCGCGACATGCATACGCGCCACGAAGAAGAACAAAAGGCCATGGATAAGAAGCACATGGAGCGTTATGACCGCACCGACATTGGTAAGGGCGGCACTGAATTAGGGCGCGAATAATGAGCGCCTATGGCATGGTGAACCTTAAGCGCACGCCGCGCGAAAAGGTTGAAGATATGATGCCGATGGCTTACGAGCCGTCTGATACGCCGCCGGGTCTGTGTTTGTGCTTGACCGAAACGGAATTGGAAAAGCTGGGGCTTTCCGATGACGTTGATATGGGTGATTTGCTGCATCTTCGTTTGATGTGCGAAGTGACGGCGGTTCACAAGACTGAAAACGGATGCCGGATCGAATTGGCTGCAATTCATGGCACTGTCGAAGATGAAGATGACGAAGGGGACGAGGAGGACGAATAGTCCCCACGTTCAAAGTTAAGGTGAGGTTGTCGCATGAACGCGGTTGATGTGTGCAATCTTGCCTTGGCTGAAATTGGCAACCGCACGTCTATTTCATCGTTTGATGATGGATCGCCGCAAGCCAATATTGCCAAGCTGTTTTATACGCCCAAAATGCAAGCATTGGCGCGGGGGGCGCCTTGGAACGGCTGGCGCGGTCAAATTGCTTTAACGCAATTGAAATCCTACACGGATTCAAACCCGCCGCCGCAACCTTTTTTATATGAATATGCTTGGCCCTCCGATTGTTTGGAGGCCCGGTTTATCATTCCAACTCAAACAAATACCACGGGCAGCACGGTGCCTTTGACCACGGGTCAAACGGTATGGCAACCCGCGCAAGCGGTGGATACCACAACGCCTTTTGTGGTGGGTACGGATTACGACACCAATGGCAGTCCGATTAAGGTCATTCTGACCAATTTGGAACAAGCCCAATTGATTTACACGCGGGATTTAACCCAAGTGCCCGATTTGTGGGATTCATTGTTTTTGACGGCGGCAACGGCTTATCTTGCGTCTTACTTTATTAATGCGCTGGCCCGGAATGAACAGCAATTAAAAGATCAGATTGCCATTGCCAAGAACGCGATTATGGATGCTCGATCTGGATCGGGCAATGAAGGCATTAACGATACAGACCACATACCGGATTGGTTCAAGGCTCGTATGGTGTCATCTGTGCCTTGGGCTTTTGGGTCTGCGGGCGGCTTCCCAATGAATTGGGATAATGTGGTGTTTGCTGATGGGCTGAGTTATTAAATGACAGCGCCCATTTTACAAAATGCCCTAAATGCTGGTGAATTATCGCCGTCATTATTTGGCCGGACAGACCTTGATAAATACCGCAAAGGTTGTTCGACGCTGCGCAATTTCTTTGCGTCCTATCGCGGCGGCGCTGCATCGCGCGCGGGAACGGCTTTTGTGGGTCAATGCAAACAAGGGTCGCTGGGCAATAATGCTGCATTGCCGCCTGTTTTGATCCCGTTTCAATACTCGGTCACTCAAGGCATAGCACTTGAATTTGGCGATAATTATTTGAGATTTGCCATTGATGGGGCTTATGTCACCGAAACACCAATACCCATTTATGGGTTTAACAATGTTTCGCCCGCGTTAATTTCGGTCAATAACCTTTGGGCGCCGGGCGATTGGGTTTATGCGTCTGGTATTGGGGGTATTCCGGAAGTTAATGGCCGGTTATTTGTGATTGGCACGCGGTCCCCAATTGGGGTCACTTTGCTTGATCCTTTAACCGGTGGAAATGTCGATGCGACCAATTGGCCGTTATGGACCGGCGGGGGAACGCTGGCGCGCATTTACGAGGTGTCAACGCCTTACGCCGCGTCTGATCTTCCTTTGTTAAAATGGACCCAAAGCGCGGACGTGATGACGCTTACTCATCCGTCCTATCCGCCCTATGATTTAACCCGGATCAATTATAACAATTGGACATTGACGCAAACCAGCTTTGATGTGGCGATTGCTGCGCCCACGGCTTTATTTGCGTCTGCATCCAGCGTCACCACGTCCACAACGTCTTTCTACTATCAATATGTGGCCACGGCGGTTGATGCGGTCACGGGGCAGGAAAGCATAGCGTCTCCACCTTATACGGTGGCATCGGTTAATATTTCCGCGCAAGCCGGGACCATTCGGATTAACTGCAATCCAGTGACCACGGCGGAATCCTATAATTTTTATCGGGCGCCCGTGTCTTATGCGTCCCCTCCCGTGGGGGGCCAGATTTACGGGTATATCGGAACCAGCCGGGGTGTCTGTTTTACGGATGCCAATATCACGCCTGATTATACCGTATCGCCGCCCATCCATACCAATCCGTTTGCTACGTCCTCGGTCACGTCTATTAATGTGACAAATCCGGGGTCTGGTTATTCCACGGCTGGGGTGACGGTATCAATTTCATCGACCAATGGGTCTAGCTTTGCCGGTACAGTGGTTGTTATTGATGGTCAAATCCAATGGGTCACGATTGACAATGGGGGTCATGGGTATTCGACCTCTGACACATTGTCATTTATTGATTCAACCGGATCGGGCGCACAAGGTACAATTCAAGTCGGCCCGTCCACTGGGACTTATCCGGGAGTTTGTGCGTATTTCCAGCAACGCCGGTTTTATGCGTCCACGTATAACAATCCGGACACTTATTTTGCGTCTCAACCTGGCGCGTTCACTAATATGGATCGGTCTA